AGATGGAGACCTCTATTTCTGCGAGGCAAAAGGAAAGCTCGTGTATGAGGGCCTGCCCCGCTGGTTCTGCCAAGTATACACGGTGGAGGAGGATTTCTGATGACGTTGAAAGGCTGTACTAAGGCGGAACTGCTGTGGCTCATCGACTGGATGTGTACGCACAGCATGTTCTGGCACGATATTGAAATCGAACGAGCCTTGAACGCCCTGGAGCTCGAACGGGAGCAAAAGAAGCTGGATGAAGCCGACCGATTGAATGAGGAGTCCGCACGACTTCGGCAACAGGCGGCGGAGCTGTTGACGCCATACGAAGGCAAGCCTATCCTGGACATCCCGGCAGACGTGCTTGACCATGCGTCTGCCATCCTTGAGGAAGCGCAGGCACTGGAAGAGAAGTGGAACAGGCTCATGAAGGTGTGAGAAAAGTGTTACATGATGTAGAACAAGGAGGACGCAATGAGATACCGGTATACAGTAGAGCTCACGGTGGATGAGCTGGATTTTTCTGCCACGGAGGCGGAGCACCTGCGTGCAGCGCTCCGGGAAGCTGCTGAAGAATACGCCACAGGCGAAGTAAAAGTTCTGTGCGAGGACGGCTGGTGCATCGAAAAGAATGACGCGCGCATCCGCGCCGCGCTGCTGAACATGATGAAAGGGGTGCGGGAAGATGCCTGACGCATGGCTGTGGACGTGGGAAACCTCTTTGGGTGTATTGCTGGGCATCATCATCTTCGATGGGATGCGGTGGCTCATCAACGCGCTGCCGGGCCTGCGGGACTGGTTGGCGGATTGGCGGCTCGAGCGCCGGAACCGGAAAGCGATCCGCCGGCTGTGGCGCGCATACGGGCGCAAGCCTCCGCACGGCCTGTAAAAAACAAACGTGGGCGCTTTGGTACGGCGGCGGTCGTGCGGCGAAAAGTACGCACCAGTGGAAGAGGCCAAAGTAAAACAGAAAATGCGTGAAGCGGTGAAGGGCAAGGAAGAAGACCCGGCGCAGCGCATCCCCTACACCATCACCAACAAACTGACAAAGGCTTGTTTTGCGGAGTACGATTCCAGCTTTACGGAAAACGGAACCGGAAAAACGGCGTGGCTGGACGGACAGCGTAGCCTCATTGACGCCGAAAAGCAGGACGTGCTGCAGTGGGTCATGGTGGGCGGCGAAGGCTTTTTGAAGCCTGCACCGGACGGCACGGGGCGGCTGGCCTACCATGTGGTAAGGCGCGACTGCTACAACGTACTGGCCCGCGGGCCCCGCGGCATCACGGACGTGCTGATGAGCGAGCGGAGCCGGGCGGGCTCCGACTACTACACGCTGCTGGAACGCCGGACTGTGGATGGCAGCGGGTATCTGACCATCCGGTACAAGCTGTATGTGTCGGAAAACAGCAGCACACTGGGGCATGAGGTGCGGCTGGACAGCCTGCCGCAGTATGCGGCGCTGGCCCCGGAGCACACCTACAGCGTGCCCTTCAGTGGACTGGGCATGACCTACATCCGGCTGCCGATGGCAAATAACGTGGACGGAAGCCCGGACGGCGTGAGCGTATACGAGGGCGCGGTGCAGCTGATCCACAACATCTACAAAAACGAGTACCAGCTGGGACGCGAGTTCGAGCTGGGACGCAGCCGGATCGTGGCGGGCTCGGATATGCTTATGACGCCGGGCCCGGAGGGCGGCGTGATGCGGCTGAAGGACGACGTGTTCGTCGGACTGGACGGAGACACCAGCGTGGGCATGACCATCTTCTCCCCCACGCTGCGGGATGAGAGCTTTGAACGGCGCAAGCAAAGCTATTTAAAGGCGTGTGAGAATATCATCGGCCTGAAACGCGGTATATTGTCGGACGTGGAGGCTGTGGAGCGCACGGCAAAGGAGATCAGCAGCAGCGAGGGCGACTATAGCCTGTCGATCATGGACCTGCAGCGGATGTGGTACGATGCACTGATGGAGACGCTGCGCATCACGGACCTGTGGGGCCAGGCGCTGGGGCTGTGCGACGCCCAGGCGGTGGACCTGGAGCAGCTGCTGAGCGTGAGCTGGGGCAACGGCGTTTTGTACGACGCAGACAAGGACTGGGCGGACACGCTTTCGATGGTGGAGGCCGGCCTGCTGAAGCCTGAGCTGGCGCTGGCAAAAAAATACGACCTGCCCAGTGAGACGCCGGAAGACCTTGCGGCCATCCGGGAGAAATATATGCCGGAGATGGTCCAGCTGACCGCCCAGGCCGGGCTGAGGTGACGCCATGGCACTGACGCCGAATGAGATCGACGGGCTGCGGGAATTGCTCCTCGCTGTTTACGGCCCCGTCACGGAGGAGCTGCTGCGCGACCTGTGCCGGTGCATTACCGCCGCCGGACAGATATCGTCCGGTGATGAATACAAGCTTCTGCTGGCAAAAAGCCTTGCGGGCGCGGACGATGTGATCGCGGACACGCTGCGCAGGCAGGCAGACCTCACCGACGATGCAGTGGAGCAGCTGATGCGCTGGGCGGCGGAAAAGACCGCACCACTGGAGGAAAACGAGAGCCTGCGGAATATCGCGGAGGCCTACGTCAAGGTAACGCGCAAGGAGGTGGCCAACGTGCTGGGCCAGCTGGCCGCTGCGGATGTGGACGGCCGTGTGTACCCGATTAAAGATGTATACCGGCGCACGATGGACTATGTATTCCGCCAGGTTTCCAGCGGCGCAAAGACACCGGAGGAAGCAGTGCGGCGGGCGACGCTGCGGCTGTGGCAGCGGGGCATCCGCACCATCGAACGCTCGGACGGGCGCACTTTTTCCGTGGAGTTCATGGCCCAGCGCGCCATTATGGCGAAGATGGGCGAAATGACCACGGCCATCAACGAGAAGCACCACGACGACGGCGGGTGCGACGGTTGGGAGATCAGCGCGCACAGCGCCAGCGCGCCGGACCATGAGCCCTATCAGGGGCGGCAGTACAGCGATAAGGAATACAAGCGGCTGAACAGCCGCCTGCAGCGGCGCATCGGCACGCTGAGCTGCAAGCACATCGCCTGGCCCATCAAGCTGGGCGTGGACAGTCCCCAGTGGACGGAGGAACAGCTGGCGGAGATGGCGCGGGAAAACGCGAAGGGCGTCACCTACGAGGGCAGGCACTACACCCAGTACGAAGCCACACAGCAGCAGAAGGCGCTGGAGAACAGCATCCGGCAGTGCAAGGACCGTATTGCCGCGGCGCAGGAGGAGGGCAAGCTGGGCAGCGGAGAGCTGCGCAGCAGCCGCATCCTCCTGCGGCAGCTGAATGCGGAATACAAGCGGTTTTCGGCTGCGGCCGGGCTGCGCACCGCGCCGGAGCGGCTGCGGGCGGCGGGGCTGGGCCGGGCGCTGAAACCGGACGGCACGCTGGAAATGCCGCGTCCTGCGGGTACGCTCACAGGCAGCGGAGGCAAGCTGGATGTGGAAGAAGCCCGGAAAAGCTATTCCGCGTATCTTGACACCTTGACGGATGCGCCGGAAAAGAATATGGTATGGTTAAGACATTTTACGGAAAAAAGTCCGACTGGATACGAAGAAGATCCCACACTGGCTGCCCCGTTTGCATATTCGGCAAAAAAAGATAAAATTTTGTACAACCCGAATGCCCCCGGCTTTGCGGAAATGGATTTCGATTTTGCCAACACCCATGAAAACGCACACCGCGCGGACGTAATGCATATGAGGTCATACAGAAATGAAGGCTTTAAGCGTGCCGCACAGCTTGCGGGCGAAAAAATTTTGAAAAACATGGAGGGCTATCAACGGGTGGCGCAAAATATACGCAGTAAACCGTTGAAGGATGTGTTCAGCGCATTGAGCGCGGGAAAACTATATACAGCATTTGGCCATTCGGTCGAATACTGGGAAAGGAACCCGTCGTTTACATTCACGGAGATTTTTGCTGAATTGTTTACTATGGAAACGCAAGGCGATTCGGACCTGTACTTTGTTAAAACGTTGTTCCCGGAGTTGTGGGATGAATACCAGAAGCTATTTTAGGAGGGATTTCTGATGTCTTTGCCTTTTGTACCGGGCATTGCTGAACGCATGGAAGAATTGGGCTATGACCAGCTGCTTCGGGCGTATGAGGATAAATACGGAAAGAAGTATCCGCCGTACCGCATGGAGGTACACAAGGAAGGCGGCCTCGCCTACATGGAAGAGTTGCGCGCGCAATTTCCCGGTGAAGATATCGACGCCCTGATCAAGCAGTACACAGATCCCCGGCCGTACAGCGTGATCCAGAAAGAGATTTTGGAAGAGTTTGAAAAGACACTTAAAAAGCCGCTTTAAACGGCGTGAAAACGGGCATAAAATGCCCATAAAAAGATAGCTGAAGGACCCCTTTTCGGGGGTCCTTTTGTTATGCACATATATATTGTATTTAAAAGGAAGGAGACTGACAACATGGCACTGGAATTTGCCAAAGAGCTTCTTGGCGACGCCTACACCGGGGAGCTGGAAGAAAAGCTGGAGGCGAAGATCAACGAGCTGTACGCGCCAAAGGCGGACCTGGACGCAGCATCGGCGCGTGCCGACGGCCTGCAGGAACAGCTGAACGCTGCCAACGAGGCCATCGGTAAGTTTGAAGGGCTGGACGCGGAGCAGGTAAAGGCGCAAATCGCGGACTACAAGCAGCGCGCGGAGGCGGCGGAAAAGGACCGGGACGAAAAACTGGCGGCCGCTGCATTCGATGCGAAGATCGACAAGGCCCTGTCCGACGCGAAAGCGCATAACCCGAAGCTGGCGCGCGGCGCGCTGGACCTTGACGCTCTGCGCACCAGCAAGAACCAGGATGCGGACATCGCGGCAGCCATCGCGGCCGTGCAGAAAAGCGACTCATACCTGTTCGGCACAGCGGCAGCGGAACCCGCGCCCGCATCCGGCACCGGGACCTCTGCTGTGCCGGGCACGGCGAAATATACCGCCGATGAGATCGCCATGCGCAAGGCTGCGGATCTGCCCGTGGACTGACCGTATCACACACCACACAAAGAAAGGTAAGGTAATCCAATATGGCAAACAACATTGCACTGGCAAAAACCTTCGTCCCCATCCTGGACGAAATCTACAAGCTGGCGTCGCTGACCAGCAAGCTGGACGGCGCTGCGGAGCTGGCGCGGCAGGGCGCGAATGCCAATGAGCTGATCGTGCCCATGCTGAGCATGCAGGGGCTGGGCGACTACAGCCGCAATGACGGGTACGTCAAGGGCGACGTCACCATGACCAACGAGACCATAAAATGCAACTACGACCGCGGCCGTAAGTTCTATGTGGACGCACTGGACGAACAGGAGACCGCGAAAGTGGCCTTTTCCCGCCTGGCCGGCGAGTTCATCCGCACGAAGGTGGTGCCGGAGCTGGACGCTTTCCGCTTCGCATCCTACGCGGGCAAGAGCGGCATTTCCAAGGCCACCGCAGCCGATCTGCCGGACGGCGCTGCGGTGCTGGCGGCGCTGCGTGCAGCCATCACGAAGATGGACGAAGATGAGGTGCCCACGGAAAACCGCCACCTGTTCATCACGCCGACGCTGGACGGCATGATCGCAGACCTGGACACCACGAAGAGCCGTGAGATCCTGACGCGCTTTGCCACAAAGACGCTGGTGCCGCAGACCCGGTTCTATACGGCCATCGACATGCTGGATGGAAAAACCTCCGGCGAAGAGGCGGGCGGTTACAAGAAGGCCACGGGTGCGAAGAACATCAACTTCATGGTGTTCCACCCCTCGGCCCTGATCCAGTTCCAGAAGCACACGGTGCCCAAAATCAAAGGGCCGGAGGACGACCTGGACGGCGACCGCCACATGTTCGGATATCGGACGGTGGGCATCGCGGATGTGTATGCCAACAAGCTGGCGGGCATCTACCTGCACAGCGCAGCGGAAGCGGGGGCGTAAAATATGCGGACAGTAGGTTTGACTTTTCATGAGGAAACGCAGAGCACCCCGGCTGTCGAGGCTGGGGATTCCCGGCCGGAGGCCGGGACGGCCGAACCGGGAGCGGGAGCACAAAATCCCGCCCCTGCCCCGGCACCGGAAAAGGCGCTGGAGGATATGACGGTGACGGAGCTGCGCAGCTATGCGTCGGCGCATGGCATCGACGTGACGGGCGCGGCCAAGAAGCAGGACCTGCTGCTGGCCGTGCAGACTGCGGTAGAACCTTCTGCCGTCCCGGCCGGGGCTGCGCCCGATGAGCAGCCGGAGACGGCCGCGGAGTAATACATGGGAGGGATACGCATGGTAGCGGACAAGGAGTTCTACTATTCCATATACCACGGCAAACTGCCGCAGACGGACGTGGAGGGCTGCCTGTCCCGCGCGGAGTACATGCTGCACAGCCTGACGCTGGACCGCCTGCAGGACGGAGCCTGGGAGCAGGACGAAACGCTGGCGAAATGCGTGCGCATGGCGCACTGCGCGCTGGCGGACGCCCAGCACGCCCAGGACACGGCCGTGCTGGCGGGCGGAAAAGTGACCAGCGAAAGCGTGGGAAAATGGAGCCGCAGCATCCAGCAAGATGACGAACAATCCGGCAGCTTCGAGCGCCGCTGCCTGCGTATCGCCGCCCAATATATCCCCATCCGCAGCGGGCTGCTGTACCGGGGGGTGAGCGGATGCTGACGCCGAACGCAAGCTGCACGCTGTATCTGCAGACGGGGCCATACCAGTACAGGCGCATCTTCTGCCCTTCTGTGTTCTGGCAGGAGGACGCCGACGGCACGTCCGTCATCATCCCGGAGGATCTTCCGGAGCAGTACAAAGGCGAAAAACGGGAGCATGATTTCATTGTCTGCGGCGAACGCCCTGGCGAGGTGACGGACACGGAGAGCAAAAAAGCGCTGCTTGCAGACAAGCCTCTGACCATTAAAAGACTTGTGCACTGTGTATTCGGCGGCCTGCCCCATTGTGAGGTGACGACGGAATGAGCATGCTGGAGCTTGACGTCAAGCTGCCGGAGCTGGACGGCCTCGTGAAAAATCTGGGGCTTGAAGAAGGCGGACGCGCCCAACAGCATCTTGTGAAAAATGTTGCACGGCGCATCACCAAGTATGTGCCGAAGCGCACATACAGCAGCATCGAGAACGCCATCGCCCAGGGCCAGGAACCGGCCAACGGCCGCATCGTCATCCGCGGCCCGCATGTCAAACTTCTGTATTTCGGGAAAGTCATGGCCGGGCGCAAGCCGAAACACGTTACAAACAAAGATATCCGGTACACTACCACGTTCAACCGTCTTGCCGGTCCTTTCTGGCTTGAGCGCCTCATGACTGCCGAAAAGGACCGGATCATTGAGGATGAACGCCGGAACATTTTAGGAGGACCGTAATGGCTGTTTTAAACGACATCCGCGCGCTGTTCGTGCAGTGTCCCGCGCTAAAGGATCTGGAGGCGCGCACCGATAAGCTGGAGACGGACGCCGAGGGGTATTCGATCCTGCCGACGGGCTCCACCATCATTGCACAGGATATGACCGGCGCAGCGACATGGCAATACAATTTTGTGATCGCGGCCACCCGGATGAGCGATGACGATATGATGCGCCTGGATAACTGCAACTTTCTGGAGCGGCTTCTGGATTGGGTGCAGGAACAGGACCGCAAAGGCGTGCCCCTGACGGATGCGGAGTTTGTCCGGATCACGGCCAGTGACGGCGGGATCTCGGAATGGGATGAAGGATATACATACGGCGTCTATAAAATAGAGGGCGCCCTCATCTATGAAAAGGAGTGAACAACAATGCCTGGAACCTATGCAAAACCCAAGGCGTACAACCGCATCTGGTGGATCGACGTCCGCGCGGCCGAACAGCCGGAGTGGGCGAAGATCGCCGTGGGCATTTCTTCCCGCGGCAACAGCATCAACGAACAGAGCCAGGACTATTACGATATGGAAGGCCGTGGCGTGGCTGAGAGCGAAGTGACCAGCGTTGCCGTCACGCGCACCTTCACGGGCTGGCGAGCCATCGGAGACAAAGCACAGGATGCTGTCATGGAACGCCTGTACGACCTTGACAACCGTACCGTGGACTTCATTGAGTGCTATGACAACATGGAAAAGGACGCCGTCAATGGCCGCAAAGGCAAGGCGGTCCTTTCCATTACGGACGACGGCAGCGGCGATGCGCAGAACCGTGAGAACATTTCCTTTGCGCTCAAGATCCTTGGCACACCTGAAAAGGGCACCGTGACCGTGACCAACAATGTCCCGACGTTTACGCCTGCTACGGCTGCATCCGGAGGCTGACCATGGCGGCCTTTCAATTTGAAAAAAAGCGCGAACTGGATATCTGCGGCAGGAAATATCCGTGCGATATCTCCGACGTCCATATGCTGGAGGGTGTCACACGGGATTTCCCCCGCATGCTGCGCGCTGTTCAGGAGTTTTGCAATGTATCCGGCAGGCTGAACGCCGACGCGCATGATTGGCGGCCCACTGCACCCGCGGCAGAGCTTGTATGCGAAAAAGGGCGTGCGCTTCTGGATATTTGCCGCACTTTCATAGAGGGCACGCTGGGCGTCGATGAATATGCGGAGATATTTTCCGGACGCAGAGAGAACATCAACGAGCACGTTTCCCTGTGCTCGTACATTTACGGCGAAGTCATGGAGGGACGGCGGGAGATCGTCGACCAGTTTTTGACGCCGGAGCTGAAGGAGATGTTTGCAAATGCAGCCGGTGGAGATGCTGAAGCTGCCGGACACGATCCTGGGCCGGAAGGTCCCAACGGACTGGGCCTGGTGGATGAAGTACGTGGGGCAGGTGCTGACGTCCTCCCTGCTTTGGACTGAGAAGCACGACGTCATCCTGCTCAATGTTTTTAACGAAATACCGGAAAACGAAGCCGGGCACTTTGACGGAGTGCTCGACTTCTATTTTTGCGGGGATATTCCATCCGCGGATGATCCTGCCCCGCCCGAAAAACTGCTGGATTGGAAAAAGGATGCGCTGCGCATCCTGGGCGATTTTCGCGTATATGCGGGGATCGACCTCACCCGCACCCGAATGCACTGGTGGGAGTTTATGGCTGTTTTCAACAGCCTGCCGCCCGACAGCCAGATAAAGTTTGCCATCCAGCACCGCGGCATAAACCTGGGCCGCATCAAGGACCCGCAGGAGCGCGAGCAATATGCGCGGATAAAGCGCGCGGTGGCGCTGGAAAAGATCGACTACGAGGCCGAATACGATGAAGCCATGGAGAGGATGAGCATGAGTGGCGGTTAAGACTTCGGACGACGGCGTCGTCATTGGTTTGAAATTTGACGTCGAGCGTCTGAAACAAACGCTCGACCAGGTCAAAAGCATGGTGCAGGCCTCTTCCGAGAATGCGGAGAAGGCGGTAAAAAAGACGGACGATGCGCTGGAAAAATCGCGCAAAAATGCTGAAAAGTGGAAGATCGAACCGACCACAAAGGGCATCGAGGAGGCACAGAAAGAGCTGGATATCCTCAACGCCACGATCGTGAACCAGCAGAATGAGCTTTCCAACTGCGAGCGGGAGCACGAGCGCCTGGCCGATAAATACGGCGAGACCAGCAGCCAGGCTCTGAAGCTGGAAAAACGTATGCTGAGCCTTCAGGCCTCGATCAAGAAAAACACAAAAAAATCCGATGATTTCGGCGCGGCGCTGTCTGACGCACAGGACGTTATGGACGCTGCATCCGGTTCCGCTGAAGACCTTGAGAAAAACGCCAAAGGCGCGGGCAAGGGCATGGAGGACGGCGGCAAGGGCGCAAAGACATTCGATATAGCCCTGGGCACATTGGTCGGCAACGCACTGAGCGCAGTAGTCGGCAAGTGTGCCGAGCTGCTGGAGCAGACGAAGGAACTGCGCCGGGATCTGTCTTTCCTGGAGCAGAATGCGAAGGACGCCGGCATGGGCATGGAACAGCTGCACAACAAGGCCGGCGAGCTCTATGCCATTACGGGCGACACAAATGAAGTGGTGGAGGCGCTGTCCAACATCCTCGCCACCGGGTTTAACGATGCGGATAAGGCGTATGAGGCGGTCGATCTGCTGGCGGGCGCGGTGGTCAAGTTCCCGGAAACCATGAAAATTGAATCCCTGGCCGATTCTCTGCAGGAGACCATCGCCACCGGCGAGGCCACGGGCCAGTTCTCCGAGCTGCTCGGCCGCCTGGGCGTGGATGTGGAAAAATTCAACGCTCGCCTGGGCCGGACGCGGTCCGAGGCCAGCCGCCAGAACCTTGCTTTGCAGACGCTGCGCAAGGAAGGGCTGGACGAACTGTGGGAAAGCTACAAGACCGGAAACTCCGACATGATCGAGGCCGAGAAGGCCAACTACAATCTGCAGCTCCGGTATGTGGAGCTTGCAAAAAGCATCGAGCCCATCGAGACGAAAATTAAGACGACGTTCGCTCAGGTGCTGCTGGACCACGAAGACCAGATCCTGGCTATTGTGGACGCGGCAGGCGACATCATCGGCGTGGGTGCGGATATTATCGGCTTTCTTTCAGAGCTCAACCCGGCTGTGGTCCTCATCGGCGGCGGGCTTGCTCTCGTGGCGGTCAAGGCCGCAGGCACTGCCGTGGGCATGACCGTCATGGCAAAAGGCACCGCCATGGCGACAAAGACGCTTGCGGCGGCAGGACCGTCCGCGCAGGCTGCCGGCTCCCAGTTCCTCATATTGGCAGCCGATCTGCTCATTGTAGCGGCGGCGGTGTTCCTTGTCACGTCCGGTATTGCCATGCTGATCAGCGCGATCCGCGGCGTGCCCATGATCAATACCGGTACGATACAGGTGCCCAGCATGGGAGAGCTTCAGGCCCAAACCGGCAGAGGCTACGCACGCGGCACGCGCTCTGCTACACCCGGCTGGCGCTGGGTTGGCGAAAACGGGCCGGAGCTGATGCACTTTGCGGGCGGCGAGGCGGTCTATACTGCCGAACAGTCCCGCGCCTTAATGTCCGCGCAGGGCGGCGGTACCACTTTCGTGGACAACAGCCAGAACATCTTCAAGGTGGATGACATTGAAACGTATGTGGCCATCAAACGAATGCTCGAAAACGAGAAAATGACCGTCCGCATGGGACTGGCACGGCGGTAGAAAGAAGGCGTTGATACATGGGACAGTATACCGTATACTGCAGCGGTTCGCAAAATCTGAAGAATCTGTCCGGCGGTGTAGGTGAGCTGCGCATCGACAACCTGGGTGCAGACAAGGCGGACTGGGGCTGGCTGTTTTTTGATAAGTCTCCGGTGCCTTCCGGCGAGGTCCTTGATTCCGCATCCGTACTTGCAGTGTACTGCCATGCGCCGTACCCTCTCAGCCTGATCCTTGGTCAAATTGCAGGCCCGAGCTGGAACGGCCCCGAATGGAAGATTACCTCCGGCGGGGTAAGGGGCGCTGGCAATCTCTCGTGCCAGATCGGCATTACGACCGAGAACCAGACAGGCGCTGCCCAATTTTGGGTGGACGGCTCGGACCATGTGCCCTATGCGACGATCCAGACCCATGCGGGAAAGATAACGCCATCCGGCTATTCCCCAGCCAACACGACGATCAAAAAAGGATTTTACCATCGTTTTTCCTGGAATGTCACGGCGGAGAAACCCATCAACGGAACGCTCACCATAGCGTATTCGGACTTCAAGTACCGGGCAAAAGGCTCCGGCACATGGACTTCCGTCCGTGTGCCCGGACCCAACACATACATTGACTTCGACACAGGGCTTGTTCCCAACGCTGCCGACCCCGGCATGGAGTGGGAGGTCGTGGTCACGTCCAGTTCCGGCGCACAGGCGAGCGGTGGGTATGCCACGGTGCAGTTCCAAAGCACGGCTGTCCGGCTGACAGATCTGACTCCTTCCAGCCGGGCCACGACCTACAAGGGCTTTGCCGTCAATTTTTCATGGGGCCTGAGCTACACGAAGCCGGACGACCTGTCCGGCTCCATCCGGCAAGTATCGGCAAAGCTGCGCTGGAGGAAAAACGGTGCTCCGGCGTACACAGAATATGCCATCAACAACACCACACAAGGCTACACGATCCCCGCGGGTGTGCTTCCCGCCGGGGACATCGACTGGCAGGTCGAGGTAACGGATACCAGCGGCGGGACCACTGCAAGCAGCTGGACCACCTTCAACAACAAGGAACTGCCGGTCACGCCCGCAGACTTGTATCCGGCGGACGGCGGCCGCGTGCTGAAGCACCAGGTCAACCGCTTCGGCTGGTCTGTCACAGCAGAGGGAGCCGAGGATGCGCCCAGCGAGATCGTCCAGACTTCGGCCGTGCTGCGCTACCGCACACAGGGACAGCAGGACGTCAAGAGTGTCACCATCAGCGGCGCGCAGACCTGGCACGACTTCCCGGCAAATACATTCACTGCGGACGATATTGAGTGGCAGGTAGAGGTGACAGCCAACACCGGCGCTACAGGAATCAGCGAGTGGATACATGTCAACACCCAGGACGCGCTGAGCACGCCTGTGTGTGTCTCCCCTGTGGGCGCTATTGTGGAAGATACTCAAGGCGTCACCTTCGTGTGGCGGCATGAGATATCCACCGGCACGGCGCAGACCGCCTACGAGCTGCAGACCAGCTCCAACATGGGCGGGCAGTATACCACGCTCAGTACAGCGGAGACCGATGTTTCCAGCTTCGCCACACCCGCCGGGCAGTTTGCCCAGGGCACCCTCATGTGGCGGGTACGCACCAAAAACGGCGATGGTGTGTGGGGTTCCTACAGCGCCGCAGCGACCATCATCATCCGCCGGGCTCCGGCCGTGCCGGTCATTGTATACACGGACACAAAACCGCGCCCCACCATCCGCTGGCAGTCTGCGGACCAGCAGGGCGTGCGCATCCAGATCGGGGACTATGATACAGGCTGGATGCACAGCACGGCCAAGGAGTTCCGCATGCCGTATTTCCTGCAGGATGGGACATATCCTGTGCAGCTGGCGATAAAGACAGTGTTCGGCGTGGAATCCGCTCCGGCCGTTGGCTCCATTACCGTTCTGAACGTTCCCGGACCAACTATTGAAGCAGCTTTCAATGCCCGTTTAAGCGCCATTGAAATATCCTGGGAAACGGACGCCGCATACGCCGAATACTTCATACTGCGGGACGGTGTCCCCATTGCGCGCTCAGCGGGCAGCGGGCTCACAGACCGTCTGTGTACCGGAAAGCATGTGTATACTGTGCGTGGCGTCACGCCGGAGGGATACTACGGCGACAGCGCGCCCGTCCACGCTTTTCTGGCAATCGAAAACGCCGTATTGGGGGCCGTTGAGGATGGCGCGCCTTGGCTGAAGCTGCGGCTGCGCCGGGGCGAACGCCCCGCACATGACGGAAGCTACAGCGCACAGGTGGACTACGTACACTACTACGGCCGTACAAAACCCGAGCCGTATACATGCGGCATGGAAGATGCCAGCCACGACTTCGCTTTCACGCTCCGGGACGCAGCACAGATGGATGCCCTGCGCGGCCTGCTGGGTTCTGCCGTAGTTTACAAAGACTGCTGGGGCGATGTTGTGATCGGGGTGCTGGGAAACATCCAGGCGGCCCATGGCCGCGCACGGGACGTACAGTTCACGGTTGTCGAGACAGATCACAGGCAGGAGATCAGCTATGAGTAACGTATCGGTGGAATATCTTGTGCTGCGGGATAACGTGGAGTTTTCACGGCTTACCGCGTTCAAAGGCGGCGGCGCGGCCATTTCAGTGACGGTGGACGCTGCGGTGAAATGGGCGCTCAGCGGCAAGTTTGCACAAAACAGCGCCGTCAACTACCTCACGGACGTGATCCAGCCGGTGCTCACCATCGACGGCGTGCGCCGGCCGCTCGGCAAGTATATCCCTACCGATGCATACACGGAACACGACGGCATGCGGCCTGTGGTGAGCCTTACAGCCTATGACCTGACCTATCTTGCCATGTCCTCGAAGATAGAGACGCGGCTGCATCTGGCAAAGGGTACGCTGTACACGGCAGCCATCCAGGCACTGCTGGTCGAATCCGGCATCATGGATTTTTTCGTGGAGGCAAACACCGCCACGCTGCAGGCGGACCGGGAGGACTGGGAGCCGGGCACAGACCGCCTCACGATCATCAACGCCCTGGCGGCGGAGATCAACTACAACAGCATCTGGATGGACGGCGGCGGCACAGTACACTGCAGTGCGTTCCGCATGCCGTCCGCGGATGCGATATCCGTGACGTATCGGGATGGTGAGTATTCCATCCAATACCCTGAGTGGACGCAGGCGGTGGATCTGTTCGACCATCCAAACGTCTTTATCGCGGAAGTGGATAACCCGGATCTGGAGACGTCCATGCGGGCCGTATCGGTCAACGACAGGCCGGACAGCGTTTTCTCCACCGTGAACCTGGGACGGCGGGTCGTGTCCTATGAGAAGCTGGACAACATTGCATCTCAGGCGGAGCTGCAGGCATATGCGGACAACAAGCGGTTTAAAAGCCTGCAGTCCACGGAGACCCGCACATTTTACACCGGCCCCAGCGGGCGGCACGCTGTTTTTGACCTGGTGGAGCTGGTGCGGGATGGTGAGAGCACGCTGTACGAAGAGACAGGCTGGCGGTTGGAGCTGGAACAGCCGTACAAAATGACCCATACGGGAAAGAGAGTGGTGTATCTATGATCCTGGAGACGTATCAGGAGCAGCAGGCCATCGTACAGCCAGACCCGCCCGGCCAGTCCTTCGCCACGGTGGGTACTGTATACGAGGACGGCATCGCGCTCATCTTCAACGGGGCGGAAACGGAAAGTCTGAAGCATTACAAGTGCAACACGGCCGTGCGGTTCGCTGCCGGCCAGCGTGTGCGGATCATTGAGGACAGCGGCACCTATGTGGTGGAGTATCCGGTGGGCGCGCCTGCGCAGAGCATCTACGCTGACAGCGCCGCACGGGCCGCCTATGCATCCGAGGCGGGATATGCGGAATCCGCTGGAAAAGCAGCGACAGCCACAAAAGCAGACACCGCCGCCAGCGCGGGCTCAGCGGATACCGCGAAAAGCGCTGAGACTGCCGAAACTGCAAAGAGCGCGGAGAGCGCAGAGACTGCGGCTCAAGCTGAGAATGCAGCCGCAGCTGAAACGGCTAAAAAAGCAGATTTTGCAACACGGGCCGGACAGGTGGACAACCTGGCGGGAAACTATGCGGACCTTGTGTTTTCCTACAGCACTCAGGGGACTTTGCTTGTCCGGACTACAAGGGACAGCCAATGGACCAAACTCACCGGCTCCGTTGTCTGATCAATTTCTTGGAGGTTCTTATGGCTATTTCGATTGAGTTCAAAGACAAATATGTGTACTTTGGGCCGGAGGCCGGCCTGCATACACAAGGCGAAGCACGCGCGGAGGTCTACGACGTCACCGGCCCACGCTATCACGACGGGCACGACCTGTCCGCGATGACCTGGTATGTGCGCGCTTCCCATCCGGACTATATGACCCTTATAAACAAGCAGCTGGGGGTTTCCGTAGATCCCGACAATGAGGGGCAGATTATTATTACCTGGCCTGTGGAGGCGGATTTCACTGCGTATGCCGGACAGTTGGATGTGCAGTTTGTGGCCAAGTCCTCCACAGGTGAAGAGATCATTAAGCTGCAGTCAAATGGTCTGGAGTTTGCTCCCAGCGTCGAGGGTACTGCTATGCCTCCGAAAAATGTGTTTGAGAATACGCTGAAACAAATGCAGGGGCTTCTGGACAACGCCGAAAATGCCGCCGCACAGAGCGCTGCGGATGCATCGCGGGCGGAAAATGCTCAAGAGGCTGCCGGGCAAAGCGCCCAGACAGCGCAGCAAGCTCAGGAGGACACTGCGCAATCTGTTGTACAGAATCAGGCATTGGTACAGCAGATTGAAGGCGATGCTGAGGCTGCGGCCGCCAGTGCTACGGCTGCAGCGGCTAGTGCCGCAAAGGCGGAACAGCTTGCCCAGGGGTGCAAAGGCTGGTTTGTAAATGTGGCGGCTCTGCGTGCAGCTTACCCCACCGGCACAGACGGCGAATGGGCGATCCTTGGCAGTACGGACAGTATCTGGGTATGGGATGCGGATTCCTCCAATTGGATTAACAGTCATAAGACTACAGATCTTTCCGACTATTACACAAAGGAACAAGCCGATGGACGATTTCTGCAGATTGACGGCGATGGTGCGGCGGTAACGGTTCCCTTTACTGCTCCGGCGTCACTCCCTGCACTGCCGTCTTCGCCAGCAACGCTGGAGTCTCTCATGACTATGCTGGCCAGCATGCGAAATCGGCTTGCGGCGCTGGAAGAAAGCATGCCGGGCATCGGTGAGTGGTGGTACTCTCCGAATGTTATCACCTACACGGGCGGAGTCAACAGCAAAGCCTTCGCCCGCGTCAATTTTAATGACGATCTCAGTAAAACCGTATACGCAGTGCTCTATGCTAAAATCGGTGATTCACTCAGCTCCGGCGCGGCAGATGGCTTTTTCAACTGCAAAAAATTGGCTGAACGCTTCCCGTTAGCTTACGGTGCTAATTTTCAGTGCGGGGTTGTGGGCGGTGCTGCGCAGGCAAAAATAGAAACTCGCAATCTGCCAGCAAGCGCAATTACGTTTGTATCCCGCACCGCTGAGCAATGGTCTATTGGGGTTTGGAATTCCCACGGTGCGGGCTACGGTGGAGTATCGTTGGATCAGCAGGATGGTTCTCCACATGGGCAGGCAATATCAATACTGCCTCCGTATCTCGCACAGAATATCATAGTGCGCGCACGATGATGTTTTGACCTATGTACGGGTTCATAATGTCCATAGGCTTGGCCGCAGAAGTACGCTTGATTCCGGTTCCGCCATCATAAGTCGGCCAACTCCCGCTGACTGTATCCCAGCCGTCGCCTTTAAACCCTCCAAGCCCCGCATACGTACCGCCCGAACTACTTGAGCCAGCCCAGCCTACCCACTCATGGCCATGCGCTGCCACCTCGTTTTCTGCCTGTGTATGCGTGGTGCTGCCGCCTGTAGCTCCGCGCAGAAAATTAGCACCGTAAGCATGTGGGGCTCACAATGCTCGCACGATGATGTTTTGTGCAAGGTATGGCGGCATATTATTGTGTGCCGCGCCACCGCCCACGCTGAACCGAACTTCTCCAACTGATCTCGCTCCCGTATTATAAGTGCCTCCATCTTTATAACCACTGCTATTTTCCTGCCCGGCAGAAAAAACACCGGTGCAATAATAGACGGGTGTGCCCGTGGAACTCGAATGAAGTGCGATGCTGCCCGTCAGCTTTGGGAGTTGCTCTGCGGTTAATGCATGGGTTTGTGCACCGCCCACAACCCCGCACTGAAAATTAGCACCGTAAGCATGTGGGCCTTACAAGGCTCGCACCACGATGTTCTGAGCAATGTAGGGGTTTGTAATATCCATCGCTTGACCACCTCCGCGGTTGCCTACAGAAATATTCACAGGCTTTGTGTTGTTAGTAGTGGGCTCTATGAGTACGGATACTGTTGCGGCACCAGAGGTTGCGTCCCAGGTGTACACTCCATTTCCGTTCGTTATCGGATGGCTGTGTGCAACGAGTTCATTTAAAGTCATGAGATGCTTGAAGCTGCCGCCTGTAGCTCCGCGCAGAAAATTAGCACCGTAAGCATACGGGCCTTACAAAGCCCGCACGATGATGTTTTGCACAAGATATGGCGGCATATGATCGGCAGCGCTTATAGCATGGTGATGCGGATCTCCCTCGCCAGATGAATCTGTACTCGCATTAGGCCCATGTTCACTTGAGCCTGCAATACCGGGTCCGAAGTAAGAACTGCCTTGGCTGTTCGGGTTTGTTGCATAGTAGTGCACATGCGGACCATTTTGTGAGCTGGTAAGTCCTGTTCCGCCAGTATTACCGCCGTGATTGTGTATTGCGCTGCCACCCCAGCTGCGCAGCAGAAAATTAGCACCGTAAGCTAACGGGAAGCGTTCAGCCAATTTTTTGCAGTTGAAAAAGCC